CCGACAGCTCCAACGCTTCTGGCTCGTTCGTGCGTGCGTCTATGATGCGCCCGTGCGCGCTGGATAAAATACCAGCTAGATCAAGATTGTGGTTTACTTCTTGGCGATCGCTCCAATTTTCAGAACGGTTTTTTAAATAGAATATCTGGGCGGTGACATTTTTATCAATCGTTGCGGATTCGTAAAGAGCATTTGCCACCCGTGACACTCCTAATGCCTCACCTTTTTTTATAGCTTCGTCAATTTCCTCAAATTCTTTACGCCTTCGATCTATGGTTGACCATGAAACACCAAGACATCTAGCAATTTGTCCGCTAGTTAATCCCTGAGATCCTAGCTCAACTATTTTATTTAATGTTTCTTTATCGTTAAGTTTTATCTTCTTACGTCCCGGTTTTTTTGGCTTATTCATAAGGTTATTTTAGTTTAATTTTGCGGAACTAAATCCGCTTTATATTAATTAATTTAATTATTTATTAGATTATTGTTGAATATTTTCTATTTATAGGTAGAATTAGGTATTAATAAGTAATCATTTAAAAGGAGTTAAATTATGAATAGTAAAGAAAAGAAACAAGAAGCCAACGCAGAATTGATGCAGAGGCTACCAAAAGGAATAACTTTATATACTGACCTTGTCCATGTGTCGCAGTCTGGAATGACTCGTTGGATCAAGCCAATAGTTATTATTAATAATGAGCCAATCAATATATCCTATTGGGTAAATAATTTGTTTGGAGATAAGCAAGCAGAAAAAAACGGCAGTCAATGTGTAAAAGTTGGCGGTTGTGGTATGGATATGGGTTTTCATCTTGTGTACTCAATATCTTCAAGACTGCATGATGACGGCTACGCAATCAATCAGAGGTGGATTTAATGAAAGACTATCAAACAGAATTAAATTCAAAAGAACTAGAAGCATTAGTTGGAATTTTAAATAGTGTTAATTCTATGGCATCAACACAAATACATTTAGATAATTTAGATGGATTTGTTGAGGAGAGGCTTTCACCGAGAGAAATAGATTCTTTACATGAAAAACTTTTGATTAAGTGGAAGGCGGTGCAACAATGAAAGACTATATAAACCACCGCCCACAGATAACCACCAAAGAAAAGATAAACCTATTCCGTCATTTTATGGCGGAATTAACCTTCGGATTTTTGGTCATGTTTGTGATTGTTTCAATGGCTTTAATTATATTTGGTTTGGAGGTGCAACAATGAGCGCAGAATTTATTGTTAAATGGAATCCCGAAGCATACGGAAACGTACCCGCTAAATTTGTATATATGCAAGAATTTATTAATGACGGCATAGGCGGAAATTGGGGACTAGAAGAGGATAGCGAAGATGCGGAGTTTTGCCTCCAAAACCTAAAGGATTTAAAACTAGGCGATATTTATACCGTTTATGATCCTCAGGGTTGGTCTGTCCGTATTATTAGAATCAAGGAGGTTGACTAATGTCTAAGACTTATAAAGTAGAAGCCTACGCTTTAAATAAGATTTGGTATAAAGAAACCTACAGCGTAAAAGCTAACAGCGTAGAAGATGCCAAACAAAAAGTAATTGATTGCAGTAAAGATGCTGAATTGATAAACGATCAACAATCAGAGGTTGATGATACTAGATACAAATTTAATATTGATTCTGTCGAGGAGGTTGAATAATGGCTAAAGAAATAATTGTTAGTAATGATTGTTGCGATTATAAATTAGACGGTAATAGTCTTTTATATAATGACGAAAGGGGAACGAATGGACAATACAACGAATGGGGTGAAGTCCAAATATTTGAACACTTTTCTAGGGGTGATATTCAATATCTTAATAAAAAATTTGGTGTTGATGTTTGGGTTGGTTGCAGTCAGTTTGGAGATTGTACCGAGGAATTAATTGATACTTATGATTTGGTTGAATTTGCCAAAGAGAGGTTGACCAATGAAACACATTAAGGAAAGGCGGTTTAGTTTATTTAATTATATGTGCGATATCCTTTTTGAATTTTACGATAAAAACGGATTGGAACATTGTTGCGCTTTAGAATCTCGTATCGGTGGCAACTTTAACACCGAAGAGCAAAAAAAATGGTTGGAGAGGTTTAGCGATGTTTGGGATAGAGTAGAACAAAGAGAGATAAAAAAGAGGAGGTTAGCTAATGGCCACTAAGTACAAGATAAAATCTTTTAGCGTTGCGTATGGTTGCTATGCTTCACATTGCCAAGACCACAATAGGATTAAGGAATGGATTGATGAAGATAAATCTGCAAATAATAATCTAGGTGAATACGTCCTAAGAAATGGCAACGGTAAGACTGTAGCAATTGTTTCACCAAGTGGACATGTAAAATGTTAAAACTATACAGGAACAACACACACGCCACACAAGGCGACATCTTAACAAGGCAATACCATCCTATTAACCAAGCTGTAAATATTAATTACACACAACCACACGCCACGGAGGAGGCTTTTTAATTATGGCTAACTTAAATTATTTCATCGTAGAAGATATCAAAGACATGGAGAGAGTTTTTGAAGAGGTAAAACAATTCATTAATAATTCTGTGTACCCTGATTTATTAGAGGAACACGGAATAAACCAAAAGATTGAAAGGTTAGATCAATATTTCACTTATTGGTCGCACCACGCTCAAAAACTTGCAGACGATTATCAAATCGTTCCTGACAAGTACCAAGCGATAACCAACAACAACGCAGATTATTTTGTGCAGGAGAATAAAAATGAAATATGAAATAAAGCTAGAAGTGATTGAAACCCACTACTTAAACATAGATGCTGACAACAAAGAAGATGCAGAAGAACAGGCTTATAGTTATGGCGTTAATTCACAAGATGCACACCATATAAATTTAGAGGTTGTTTCAGTTATGGAGAACAAAGATGAATAGAGGATGTTGCAACAAGTGTGGCTATAAAGCCGATTACATTATTGATAAAAATAATTGTGAGGCTAACGGCTACGAAGATTTAAACCAAGTACCACAAGACAAGATGTTATGCGGTGCGTGTTATGAGGAGAATGAAGATGAAAATTGAGATAGATCGAAAGTCTAATTGTTCTGCATATATAAGAGTAGGAGATATAACAATATATGTAGAAAACTCAAATTATGCGCCTGAATTTATTGATATTTGGAGAGAAGAAATCAAAACAGGTGATAAAAAAACTTTATTTAACACATTTGAAAGTGAGGAGAACTAAGATGAGCGTATATAAAGTAGAAGTGTGGGAAAAATATATTCTTGAGGTAGATGCTGAAAATCAAGATGATGCTGTAAGAGTTGCACATAACAAAAGGCTGAAAGCTATAGAAGATAGACATCAATTATCTTTAACAAAAATAGATAAGGTTAAATGGTTGCGTAAAAGTGAGGAGAACGAACATGACACAGCATAAAGCAATGATTGAAGAGGCCAGACGATTACTTAGAAGTAAGAACGAAAACTTGCCGACACTATCTCACAATGTGCAAGACGATTTCTGGCTTTACACTTACCCATGCGGGAAGGTTGTTAAATCTTTTAACGATAAACGTAAGCGAGATATAATTATTAAAGAATCAAACCAATGACCGATTTTTTGCTATGGCTGCCGTTGTTCCTCCTTTTACTTATATTCATATCAACGGTGGCTGTAGCACTCTACTTAGTTTTATTTAACAATGGGTAAGCTACGGCAATGGTTTCGGATCTGGCTAGACAGACAGATAGAGAAATCATTGCAACGCCAAGCAGATCGAATGTTCAAAAGATCACTCAAAAAAAGACAAAGGTATAACCGATGATATCCCACGGGAACGCTAAACTTACCTTTAAACAATTCGCACGCAAGCACCTCGTACGCTACCTAGAACAGCTGTTCGATAACCCAAGCAAGCACATACCCGACTTTGACGACTTAACACACCGCCAACAAGAAGAGGTATTACGCCACATAAGTTTATTTGAAGATAGAATCAAAAAAATAATCGGAGAAAAGATATGAAGAAAGATAAAATTAAAACCGCATTTACAATATATTCAATAATCATATTAATTTGTTGTATCGGTATCTGGACGATGCTTATTACCTGTAAGTTTTAAAATGATAGATACTATTTTATTAATCACCGCAACCCTATTACTAATTTCTATCGTTTTTTTAAACGATGATGACAACGGCACGGGATTTTAAGATAAATTAAAAGGTATGGACAACATACCTAAACATAACTTCTCATGTTCGTACGATGAATACCCAATCGATCAGGACATTCTAAAACAAGCCGAGAGTTATAACTTTAAGTATCATTCGCACGGGAAAGTTCCTCAACCAACAACTTACCTAACCCCACAAACAATAAATGTTTCCGAACCCCAGGCTTTGCAGTTTTAAGGATTCGTTTCTCACCTTCGACTGCAATCCATAAAATATCAGCACGCACGAGTTCGCTCACGCATCGCCCTACTGTTTTACTTGATAGGCCTGTCATCTTTGCATAATAACTATACGCATCATGCGAACTAAACGTTTCAACTCTAAACCTTTCACAGATCGCCCAGAGCGTTAGCTTGCACGCAGGCGAGAGCGTACGATCTCCCGCACGGGATCTAAACCACTTCCACACGCACGCACGCATTTTGCTAAAACTTTTAAACTTAGCACGCACGGATGCACGCACGCATCCGCTCTTGCTTTCATGCTTTGGGATTCCATTTTCGATCCACCAATACTCTTCTAACATCTTGCTAATTTAAGGGTAAGGGCGCAAGCCCTTCACCCTTATTTGTATATGTAATGGATATATAGGACATCTACGGTAGTTAAACAGGACATTTACGGTAGTTCATAGGGACATCTACGGTACATCTCAAGGCGGTAATGTAGCCAGAAATTGAAAACATCATCTATTTTTTAGGGGGTAGATTTGATGTTTTCTTTTGTGTAGAGGATATTTTTCCGACTACATTACCTTTTCTTTTACCAAAGATTTTATCGAAGTTAGTATCAAACTTAGACTTATCAAAGGGACGAGGTTTTGAGCCTTTACTCATCTTCAAACTCCCTTCCCCAATGGATTTGTTGGATCAGCTTTTCAATAGAATTAATCTTCCTTTGATCGTCCCTAGTGGGCTTTTGTTTGTTAACCAATGGTTTACCAAACTCTGCCAACGCATCAACTAAAAGCTGTCGTTCTTGTTTATCTGCGTATATCTTTAACATGGTTATTTTTTCTCCTTAATCATGACAAAAACAATCCATACTGTCGTCGTCAAATTTAAACTCTTGCTGAACATCAACCAAAGTAATCATTTCTCTATAACTTGGCCTATCCTTCCTAAATCTGTTATTAAATTTTTCTTCAGTTTCCGCCCACCAAATAGCCTTGGATTTATCTTCCTTTATTATTTGACTTATTTTCTTATGGCTTTTAAGGAAACATAGATCACAATTACCGTGAGGTGTTTCGTTATCTATTATTGGTAAATTAAGATCAAAGTTTTGTTTTTTCCAAAAATCATTAACATCTTCTTTAGTGACTTTTGCATCATAAAGCGGTGTTAAATTAAATTTCTTTTGTGTGTTTTTTGCTTTCTGTCTTGCTACCCTTCTTGGCTCATCATATCTAAGACCAAGCGCAATATCATAAATACTTATACCTTGTTGTTTCATGTACTCACTAATTCTTACAATTTTTAATTTATCAGTACAAAATCTAGCAACGGGATTTGGTAATAGTGCCTGATCTTTTTCATACTTTCCTGGAGTATTTATTTCTGCTCTGGCTTTAAAATATTCAATCATTTTGGTAAACGGCTCACCGTTTCTGCTTGCTGTTTGATAATCAACTATCTTTGTCCCTTGCTTATCCCCACCGTCCCAATCAAACTCCAACCAAACAATATTTACACCCCACTTTTCTTGGCAATCTCTAACAAAATCTAATGTTTCTGGACATTCTTTGCCTGTGTTTGCAAAGATTACATGAATGTCTTTTGGTAGCTGTCCGTTATATGCTTGTAAAATATGAAATAGCATAAAGCCAGATGTTCTGCCACCGCTAAATGTAATGACTGCTGGTGTTGGAATCTTATATGGATTCATTTGTCCTTTTCCTTCGGTGGATTAATCATTTCAATATGAAATTTGTTTTCCTTCATGGCCTTCTGGATAACTCTAAGCTGCTCATCAAAGTTCTCACTCATAATATCTTTATCGGTATAGACCACTAACTTTAATATTTGTTTATGTTTCATCATTTTGGTAATTGTTCTGGATCAAACCAGCCACATGGATAATTAATCATTTTCATTTCTCCCTGTTATTATTTCTGTATTTGCCATGATACCTAAATCTTTATGTATTCTTTGTTTAGCTATCTCAATGTAATCTGGATTCAACTCACACATAACTGCATTTCTATTATGTTTGTTTGCGACTATACCTGTGGTTGCAGATCCGCCAAAAGGATCAAGCACAACACCGCCTTCTGGACAACCCGCTAATACACATGGCTCAATTAAATCTGGTGGAAAGGTAGCAAAATGAGCTCCTTTAAATGGTTTTGTTGTGACCGTCCAAACACTTCTTTTGTTTCTTTTCTCTTGCGGTTTCATACCTTTAAAACCATGTCTTACCCTAAACATAGGATCATCTTCCACGGATTTACCAATAGTTTTTATGCTGTTTGGAACTCCCCTTTCTCCTTTTGAATTTACCGTGACTGAATCTTCTTTAATTGCCTCGTTATCAAAATAATACTTTACATTTTTACTGAGCAAGAAAATATACTCATGGGCTTTAGTGCAACGATCTTTGACACTCTCTGGCATAGGATTAGGTTTATGCCAAATAATATCTTGTCTTAGATACCACCCGTCCTCTTGTAGAGCAAAGGCTACTCGCCACGGGATACCAATTAAATCTTTGGGTTTTATATTCTTGCTAGGCTTTGGTCTTGTCACTCCATAATCTTTATCGCCACGCAATGATTGATTTGTTGTCGTTGTCCTTCCACCGCTTGAATAACTATCACCAAGATTTAACCAAACCGTACCGTCATCTTTTAGTATTCTTCTTATTTCTCTAAAAACCTTGACTAAGTTATGAGTAAAATCTTCTGGTGTATCTTCTAAGCCTAACTGTTTATCTTCGTCATTGTAGTTTCTAAGGCCATAATAAGGTGGAGAAGTAATGCAAGTGTTAATTGATTGATCTTCTAACATCTTCAATGTTTCTAAACAATCGCCTTGATAAATCTTAATATCCATCAATAATCCCACTCAATATCTTTGTTATGAAATACCTCTAACACGGCATTTCTCCTTATCAATGTCATTGGCGACATATCGACTTCGCTAGAGTTAGACTTAACCACTCCCGCATTGACAACCCTAGTTCTATCAAAATCTAAACCTTCTTCCGCACAGATGTTCTCTACGGTGTTTTCATCTGCTAAACCTATGGCTATCGCCAAACGCATACCGTCAACCAATGAGCTTGATCCACGAATACTTGCTCTTAAATTCATAATATCTTCTTGCATATTCAAGGCAGTTTTAGCCATGTGATGCAAAGATAAAACGCTTGCGTTAAATTTAGATGCAATGCTTGAACAAAACTGACAATACAACTGAGCAGCCTCTTGGCTTGTAGTTATCGGTGCGGCCACGAATGATTGCACAGGATCAATCACAACCAAAGATAAATCCTTAATAGTAGAGATTTCATCAATCAATTCATGTGCTTCAGGTGTTAAATCTAAACCTCTGCTGTCATCTTTAAGTAAGATTAAAGGCTTTTCTGCATCTGGAACGGTATAAACATAAGTATCGTATTCAGTTTCATATCGCTTTTCATTGGGATCAAGAGCCTTAATCCTTCTAAAGACTTCGTTTCTATCGTCCTCTGCACATAAAACTAATGTATTGCCAGGACTTTTTATTGGCTTATCCAACCAAGTGCCATGACCTTGACTGACCTTCATTGCCAAATCTAACGCCAACATACTCTTACCAATACCACCAATGCTTGCAAGTATGCTTGGCTTGGATCGTTCTAATAAACCTTCAACCAACCAAGACTTTGGCGGTGGATCACCTACAAACTGTCTGATAGAGAAGTTTCTGATACCAATACCAAGATTACTAATCTCTAACTTAACTGCATCTAAACCTTGTTCTTGTGCTAGATCATTAAAATCACCTTCGATAGACGGTATCCTAATAAAACAATTAAAGAATCTGGAACAGATATCCTCTGCCTTTTTTCTACCTAAATTAGTTTTATCGTTATCAAATGCTAAATAAATTCTTGCATCAGTCTTATCTCTTAACTTCTTGACCGCATCATAACCAAAGTTAGCTGAAAACACGCACGCAACGGGCAACCCTGTCGCCTCATAAACGCTTGCACCTGTCGCCATACCTTCGACCACAACCAACGAATCAATCTTCTCTAATGATTTAAAGTCTGTACCGATTAAAAATAGATTACCTTTAACTTCTCCAGCAGAAACAAAACGCTTTTGACCGTCCTCTTGTATGTATTGCAACGACCTAAGGTCGCCCTGTGTGTTGTAAATAGGAACAACTAATGCTTTATTGTGTAGCTTTAAAGAATAACTTTTGATCTGTTTAGATTCCAGATAAGGATGCTTGATAACCTCTGAATAAGATTGAAACCTTTGCTCACAATCTTTTGCAACTTCCTTATATCTGGTTAGTTTTTCTTGCCTTGCCTCTTCTTGGGCTTGCTTTATTTTGGCTTGTAAATCCTGTCTTTGATCTGGTGTAAGTTTGTTGACCGCAGCTGAACTCCATTTAAACTCCGTCCCCGTTCTCCAATTTCCGTAATTTGCGAATATGTGATTATCGACAACATTAATAACATACCAACCCGATTTTTCATTGCCTTTGTCTGGTCTAACTCCTGAAGTAGCTAAAACGGAAACTCGAACTAAGTCCCCTGTTGTGTTTAAGAAACCGACATTTAAACCTATCGCTTGCATTTCTGCAATAAGGTCTTGTTCATTTCCTCTGTTTTTTTCTAAATAATTATTGTCTTTGACTAATCCGTAAAGTTTTTTATATTTCTTGAGATCCATCTACCCCGTTCCTTGCTTGCTCATTTGCATAATTAAGATACTCACGAATTATCTTATTAAAAAAATTCATGCGATCTTCCTCTGTCCAATCACGCAACGCCCAGCTTTTATTTTCTTTGGATATTTTTATATACCTATCCCTTGATTGTGCTTTTGCATACGCAACACCTTTCTCAGAAACTTGAGCAATATTTTTTAATTTATTACCTTTGACTATTTCTTTTTGATGTTCCACGCAACAAGCTCCGTACCATTTATCCTCAAACTTTGTAAGTAGGCCGCCTACGGGGTTAAAACAATAACCACATAGGGAAGGCCTATCTACACTTAAAAAATTAAAATGGGATGTTTTCATCGCCTGATTCTTTAGTTTCAGGTTCAGATTTCTTTTCCGATTTTACAGGCTTAGATTTAGGTTCTAGCCAACCTTTACCTTTACCGTCATCAATAGCTGGATATCCTTTGTCATCAATAATAACATTGGCCCTTACTTTTGATCCGACTAGGTCGCTACTGTCATCGGGAAAACCATCTGGAAACCCACAAACTTTTGCAAGTTTGTCCAGCGATTGTAAACCGATTTCAACAGCTTGTTCACTCGTATCATGCTCGCAAGTAAAAGAATGACCGACCAAAAAGTTAGGCTTGTCAACAACTCTAAAGTAAACCTTTAAAGCAACCCAACCATTTTTACCTTTTATCTCTTCATCCTGTGCATACTCAAAGTCATACACACCTGGCTCAAGAGTTTCAAGGGCTGTAGCATCCCTTTGTTGTTTATATTTACTTAATTCCATTTTTTCTCCTATCCTGGATCATAACTGTGGTAATCATTAAGGTAGTTAATGAGATCCTTGCAGTCTTGGTTAATACTAATGAGATGATGAAGGCCGTCTATAGGTAGATCATTATTATCAGGATTTATAGTGTCTATAAGTGTGGATAATAATACATCTATCGTTGTCAAAGCACCTTTGCTTCTAGTGACATCATCAACTCTACTCATCTTTACCGCCTATCATGGCTGATCGAATCTCTTTCCAATCAAACGGTAAAGTATCTGGAAGTGCATATCTATTCTTCGCTAGAAACGCAGGTTTCTCACGACAATAGGCTATAACATCTCCAGCTACGGCTTTTGTTGTCATCGTGCCACCTTTACCTTGGACTTTAACAGTACCAAGTTTATAGTTAGCAAAGAAACAACAATCGCTGTTCTCTAAAACTAAATCCGCAGCTTTACGGTGCAGTTTTAATTCATGTCTATCGTATGGCTCAATCTCAGGCGATTCAAACCTTTTGATTTGATTGTGGCCTATCTGCAAAGTAATCATGCCTTTATCCTCTCTTAGAGTGTTAAGCAAATCTAAATATTGTCGCCAATACTTCAATACTTCTACATAACCTTTACCATAACCAGGTTGCTCAATGGATCGCCAGCCATTATCTTGACAGGCTTTATCCCATATTAATGGTTCTAACCAATCAAGTGAATCGACTACAACAGTTTTGTAATCGTGATCTTCCTCTATCAAATCTTTGAGATAACCCATAGCATCTTCAAAAGATTTACATAAAGGAAACTGTGGTGCTTCAATCGTACCCATACCATCTTCTGTAAGTATAAAGATAGGTTTTGGCATCGTTGATCCAAAGGTTGTTTTACCAATACCAGCACCACCATAGACAACAAGTCTTGGCGGTTTCTGTTTTGATTTAGTTCTAATATCAGCTAGGCTCATTTGACCACCTCAACCTTTTTATCATCACCTTCTACAGCTTCTTTAAGTAGATCGCTGTAATGTTTTGCAAGAATGTCTAGCTTTTCAACCTCAAAGTTTGCATTGCTAACAATCTCATTTTTTTGTCTATTGACCAACATAACCTTGTTGTAAATAAGTTTATGTTCATCAGACAAATCATCTACCTTGTACTCTTTACCATCATCGGAAAAGCTAAAGGTAAGTTCTTCATTATTATCGGACATTATTTTTCTCCCATATTTAATTTATAAGTTTCACAAAGACTGCGCCCATTGCAGAATTTGCAATGATCCCCGAATACATATTCAGGGTTTTCCTCAAAACAGGCTTCCGCCCGTGGTTTTAAGAAATCGTATCCCCAATTCACAAGGTTTTCTGCTGTGGTTTCCCATGTCTTGACAGCCTTTTCCTTCTTAACGCCTCGTGGTTGGACTATTGTTAGTTCAATCTTGGTGTCTGTATCTCCGTATCTGGACAACGCACCAAGCCCATAAATCATTAGCTGGTAATTATTTTCAGGTTTGACAGGCCATTTACCAGACTTTAAATCAATGACACATATCTTATCTTTAGCCAAGATAATTGCATCAGCTGTTCCCCAACAACTATCTGTTATTTCATCGATTGATACTTGTTCTTCAATTAATAGTTTTCCATCAAGTTCTTTTGTTTTTGCTTGCACATATTCTGTATAAGTTCTAGCACAATCAATCATTTCTTGATCTATCTCAATCTCAAAATCTTCAACGCTCTCTACTTTACCAAGCCAATAATCCTCTAATGTTATATCACCATCTAATCTATCCTTCATTATGATTTCACTTATTTGGTGTACCAATGTACCTGTGACAGCTGGTATAGATACTTGATAGGGTACTTGTGCAGCTAACTTAGGCATACCTGCACATCTCGTCCATTTGTCCGATGCGGATGGTGATAATAAAGCGTGTTTACTAGGCATTGCTGGAAATGTAAGACTCTTTTTCGTAATTTATAACATCATCAAGGTCATAGTAAATCTTGCCTGTAATCTTCCAATGATTAGGCCTCTCACCTTTAAGCCTTCTGTTATCAATAGTTTTCTTAGTCACACCCCATCTTTTAGCGAGTGCTTCTGCATCTATCGTGTTTGTTATGTCAAAATCTTTTTGGTCTTTTATTTCCATTGAATTCCCTTTTTTCGTAATTAATGCTTATAATACATCAAGAATACCAATAATGGTATAAATTTATTAATTTAATATAGGAGATTAAATGTCGATTGATAATGCTACAAAAAGGGAATGGGATGAAGCCAGAAAGGGTGTAGAGTGGGATCAAGAGATTGACAGGTTGCCAATCAATAATCAGGTGGGCGGTAATCATTACAACCACTTGAAGATTCAACCTATTGAGTATGCTTACGCAAACAATCTAAGCCCATGTCTTACAGATGTTGTGCAATACATAACCAGAAGTAAGGGTGAAGAAAAAGATAGAATTAAGGATCTTATGAAAGCCAAACATTCTATCGATCTTGAATTACAGTTAGTTTATGGCTGTGATAAAGATGGCAATAGGATTGGTAAGTACACCAAGGAAATCTCCATATAGGAGTAATTATGAGCAACTTTTTTGACTTTGACGATAGCATCGAAAACGAAAGAAAGAACGGGCAAGCTCTGTATTTAAACAAGTATCTTGTTCATTCTTTGAAAGACTTTGCTAAGTCAACCAAGAAAGATCCTCGTGTGTTGGCGGAGTATTTTTTATCTCTAGGGATAAACTCCGCTAAACATTATGAAGATCAAAAGATTAGATTTGATATTAAGAATTTATAATTAAATATTATCTAATATATCGTTAAGGTTCTTTACAGAATCGTTGTTCTTCATGTGTTCATCGGCTATGGTTATTTGGTTCTGATCCATAGGTTTTATAAAAACTACATTTCTATATTTAAGACTAACCAAAGCAAAAATATCTACCGCTTGTTTTTGATATTCTCTATCTTTACTATGCGATCCTCTACGCATATCAAACCGCCAATTAACTCTGCCTGTATTAATCTTGGATGAAGTTTTAACTTGGACTTTGTAAAGTTTATTGTTGTGTTCAAAGACTAAATCAGCCTCAGATCCATGAGGTACGACCATGACAGTATCGGAAACTAGAGAGAGGAGTGCTGCTGTGAGATATTCACCTGATCGACCAACTCTTTCGGTCGCTCTTGGCATGGTTTATTGGGGAGGTATTTGTTCCTCTGATATAGGTTGATTTGTTCTCTCAACTTGAGGAGAAACACTATTTATAATATTTAAAACTAACTTAATCGCCTCTTTTGATTGTGGATTAGTTTTTCCTAACTCAACCAAGGATGCAACGGCATTATTATTTGCCATAATTCTGCCTAAATTATCCATTGCACCACCAGCCTTTAGCTCTCCATATTTTGTTGAAAGCCTTACAAGAGGATTAAATGTTTTCATCATAGCCAAATCTTTAGTTAATGTTCGTGCAGCAATACCTTGAACATCAAAACCAGGCTTGTTAATGTTTGATATTCTTCCAGTTCTCTCTAATACATCCATCATATTTTCAAAACCAACTTTAAATTCTTTTCTGTTAACGCCGTGTGCATCTGCAACATTATCTAAAACTGCCAAGAAATTTTTTCTAGCATTACCTGTTTTAGCAATAGATTCAATAAGTTTGAATCCTGCTGTTAAATCTTCACCTTGCTTAACTATTGGAAAAGCATTATTAATTGCATTTCTAAAATAGATATTAGCAATTTGTTTGGTAGCTTCGGGATTAGTAGCATTTAATGTGCTGAGAGTATCGTTGATATCTTTAACATTAGCCTTTGCTGGATTAAAAACAAATTGTTCTATTTTTGTTAAATCTAAACCTTCTCTTGCTAAAGTCCCTGTATTAGATTTGGTAACATCTACCAACTCTTTTGATAATCTCTCAAAAGTTTGAGTAGCTGTATTATAATTTGGATTTTTCTTTAATTCTGTAACTAATACATCTAAAGCACCTGTACCATCTTGGTTAAATAGTTTTGCAGATAAATCTTTTTGTATAAACCTTTTTGGATCAGCTACATTTTTTCTTGAATCTTTTACAGCATCACGATAAGTTTTGAATGTTGAATCTAATTTATTTATATTTGTTACAGGAACAATATATTTAACTCCATCTTCTTTACCCTCTTTTTCAATGAGTTCTTTTCTTATGGCTTTTAATTTTCTTTGATTTGCGCTATTAGGTGCAGATGCATCAATTAAATTATCAATATTCCTTATAATATTAAGTGCTTGACCAACACCTATATTTTCATTGTTAGCTAATTTATAACCATCATTGTAAGCTGTAATTCTTCTTGTGCTTTCTGATGATTTAATTGATGATGCGGCTGTTTTTTGTATTGATTCTAAAACTCTTCTTTGACTTTCGGGCATCTGAGCAATTCGTAGTGCGTTTTCTTCTGCAAGTTTTATAGCATCTGCTGGTCTGCCTTTAACAGCTTCATATAGATATGGCGCACCTTTCTCACTTTTAAGAACATCTTGTGTCAACTGATTAAATAATTTACTGTCTATAGTTTCGCCAGGTAATAATTTAATTCCTTGTGTTTTAGCTATATTTTCAAGTCGTATAGCTTCATTTATAGTTGCATCATCTATTCCTTCTAATGCTTTGGATGTTAATTTTGAGGCTGTTGTTGGGCCAAACAACAAACCCACAGCAATAGATGTTGGCAGAGTTATGCCTGTTGCTGTAAGTGGGCTTGCTCCTGCTAGCTCTGCTGTTTCATAAACACCGCCTGAAAAACCACCCAAACCAAGACCGAATTTTTTAGCACTTTTAGTTTTTGCTAATAATCCTGGTGCTGCAAACTCAGGTATGGTTTGTAAATATCCACCAAATTTTGTTTTTGGTTCGTATGCACCATAATCTTTTAACGCAGGTACAAACTCTTCAGTTTTTTGTCTAATTTGTGCGGATGTTGGAAAAGAAACAGGTTCTACTTTTTCGTCAGTAAAAAATTGACCAATAGGTTGTGTTAAGACATTAGGTAAAAATCTTTCCCCTAGTTCTTCTATATCACCAGCAAATCCTGGTATATAAGACAAACCTTTATATGCACCAGAGGCAAGAGATTTTAAATAATCAATGGCAGTATCTCTTTTATTTAATGGAACAACCTTTGGTTTAGATTCAGGTAAGGGTTCTGTTGTAATTGTTTGTGATGATTGTAATTTTAATATTTCGTTAGCTAGAATTTGAGCATCCTCTGTATTACCAGATTTATCTGCTTGTATTAAGGCTTGCTCTAGTTCTTTTAATGTTGCTGTTGACATTAGGGATTCGTACTATATTTTTTAAGTAATAAAGCAGCTTCGTCAGATATATTGGTAGAAGATTCATTTAGTAAAAGTGGGTTTTGGAAAGGCAAAAATGGTGTTGCATCAGTTAAAGATTGCAATTGGCCTAAAGATTCATCAAAAAAAGTAGCTCTGTCTGGAAATATTTTTTTCTGAGAATTTAAAACTGCAATTTTGTTATTTAATACACCAGAAACTTCAGCACTCAATCTATTATAAACATCTTCGATAACTTTTATTTTTCCTGATTTACCAACACCGCCAGAAACTATATTTAAAGCATTTTCATAATCTCTATCAGAAAGACCTCTGCCCTCTTGACCTCTTGCGGCTGCAAATAAATATGCCAAATCTCTAACCCTTGATTCATTAACGCCAAATTGCTCACTTATGTTTTTAACACGATCTGTGAAATCAGTACCAGTATCAGATACAAAATTTTTATTTTTTTGAGATTCTTTATAAAAAGCATTTGTTTCAGAGCTTGCTTGCGCTATAAAGCCTTGTGTATTTTGTATAATTGAATTTATAAAATTAGCAGTAGCACCTACTCCTGTTAAAGCTGCTTCGTCTGATTTTGCATATTCATTAGCAAGGCCTTGCAAATTTGTTTGTAGTGTATTTGTAGCCTGCCACCTTTCAGCTATAGGCTTTGTTTCTTCATTAAACAAAGTAGGGGCTTTAACTGTTGGGGGTTTTTCTCCTTTAGCTATTTCAACTAAAGTAAAATCAGGTTTAAATTCACCAGATTTTTGTTTTTCTACAAATTCAGAATATGTAATTGGGCCACCAACCCTTTGGTTGTTACCGTCAACTGGCTGGTATATTTTTGCCTGGCTAATACCGCTAGTTGGTGTAACAGGGCCTAATGTTAAACTAGGATCTTCATTTATTTTTGCGATGGTAGCCATGTCATCTTTTAATATAGCACCAACCTGTTGACCATTTTTAAACACGCCAAACCTTTCAAAAGTATCTCGGTCAGATCCAAAAGACTTGCTTACTAATTCTATGCCTTTTTCTGGCGGTAAAATTTCTACAAGTGATTGTAGTCGTGGATCTAAAGTTTCTTTATTTTCAGCAACCCAATCTGTCCACAATTTATTTTGTTTTTCTTCTTTTTCTTTAGCATCGCTGATTTCTTGCAAAGCCATTGTGTTTTGCACAAAGTTTTTATCCCCCCTTAATGCACCACCCAAACCATAAAGCAAAAAACCAAGTTTTTTGTTTCTCTCACCTGTTCTTCTTTGCTGACCTCTTGGATCAACCATAGGCGTGCCAAATGTTCCTTGTTCTTGAACAAAAGGAGTTCCAGTATTAAATGGTTGCATGAATGGGTTTATCATTACAAAGCTCCGTAATTAACCATGTAATAGCCGTTAGCATCTTTGCTAACTGCTTCAGGCATATATTTAATAACTTCTTGTGCAATAACACCTTTTGTTGGATTATCAATACCAAGTTCTTTTGCTTTATCGTTCCAATCCCAAGTGTAAATATTATGACCATCACTAGACTTGCCAACATATTCTATGTTTTCTTTTAGTCTTTCATCTGATTGTCCCATATAATACATACCAGCTAATTGAGCAGCACTTCCTAAAATATCTCCAAGACCTGTTTCTCTTTCTGTGGTTTGTGATGTTAAAGGTGTACCTAATCCAGCTTGTAATAAACCAAGCTGTTGAGGCCCATAAGCCAAGGCTCTTTGGAACTCTTGATAAGGAATACCCAATGCTTGTTGTTGTAGCATTTGTTGTTGTCTGCCAATATCTCCAAGCATAGCTAATCTTGTTGATTGCTCTCCTTGCAAACCACTAAGTAATCCTGCTTGAAATCTTCTTTGAGCATCAGCAGCCGCTTGTGCTTTTTCAAAACCTCTTTGCTGTAAACTAGCAGAAGCTCTAGCCATGGTTTCTGCAAATGGTCTTTGTGATTCTGCTTCTAAAATAGCTGATCGTGAACCACCAAAAGCACCTGCACCTATTGCAGCATCCTGTGATCTTTGTCTAGCAACATCAGCTTGTCTTTGAATGTCTGCCATAGTTGTATCTATGACTTGTTGCTGAAAAGGTGATTGATATTGTTGTAGTGTTGATGCTTGTGTTAATGGATCAGGTGCGGCTAATAAACCACGCAACCCAACCATAGGATCGTACTGCATACCAGTTTCAAATAAACCACGAGTGGCTTGAAATTGTCTTAACTGATCTGGATTAAATCCAGCAACCAATGGCCCTGTATAGGGTACAAATGGTTGTCCAGCCATACCTTTTGCGGCTTGAAACAACTCTTGTTGCTGTCGCTTTTGATATTCTGGTAAATCTAATGATGTTGTTTGTGATCCTTTACTCATAATTCTTTTTTAATTAAATATTCAGATTCAAAACCTAAATGTTTTATTTTTCGTAGCCATCCTTTTCTACCACCGCCATAGAGCCTTTTACATTCTGCGGCTCTTGCAAATGCCTCTAAGGAAGGCAACATTTCTTCTAACTCTGTGTAATCTCCACCACATAATAGCAAGTTCATTGCTTTGTTTTGTGGGAATATTACAAATTCTGTGACCATTGCACTACGCTTTCCAGGCCACAAATGGAATAATCCATGTCTTATTTTATCCTCTACATCATTAATTGTATAGGAATCTTGATGTTCTAAAGCCTTTTCAATCCAATGTTTACAGCGATTCCATTCAATCTCCCAAGGATCTTTGCTTGGGAACTCAACAATATTAGTCGCCTTTTCCATATTCAACGATACTCGCTGTTACATTGATGTTTGCATGGTTTACTTGTATTTTAAGTATTTCACCTGCTGTAAGAATCAAACTCTTAGACAACATCTCTTGTGTTTCGTATGCAGTAATATTGTGGCTTTTCCAAAGATAATGATTGGTAGCACCTGAAGTTATTACAATATCTACATTGGTTTGTTGGTTGCCATCATCACCTACCAATAAAGATTCTATGATTGCGAAATCAAAATCACCGCCTGTGGGTGCTGTGTAAATAGTTTCTAATGATGCAGTACCGCTTACATCTAATTTAGCATTGACAGCCCTTTGTATGTACTGTCGTTGTGAGGATAAATCCATTATCTTCTGCCTCTATTTTTTACATCTAAGCGTATGTCACCGACTTGGAAGTCTTGAGTTGTACTTCCTGTGACTGTCATTTCTACTTGTCTTGCGGTAAAGCGAGCATCGGTATAGCCATCATTTTCAAAGGTAAATGATCCAAAATCTTGTTCTGCGCCAAGAGGATTAAATCGACCTTTGAAACTAAGGGTTACACCGGGCAAGGTATTAGCTTCTTCGTCTGGAAGGATTTGATTGCATTGTACTAATCTATTGCCTTGACCAATTTGTATTGGCCCTGAGGTACAAAAAGGTGATCTACCATTAAGGTTAGGTGAATTACCAAGTAAAGTTGATTCGTGTTCATAAACAAATCCACTTGAATCAGCAGAGATAGGATAATTAAACACGCCTTGGTCGATCCAACATCCTCTATCAAGTTCACCGATTGACCATACATTTTGTGCATAGTTCCAAATCACATATTTATTCGGTGCGTATTGAGTATCACCGCTTGGAAATCCCCACCATATCTCATTAAAGTTAGAGTTATGTCCACCCCAACAAGCACCTTTGCCTGGTACATTAAGATTATCAAAAACATAATCATGCACATCGCAAGGTATTTCTCTAACTGTACCATCATAGATATAGAAAGCATTTTCACCCATCCATGCAAGGAAGTTACCTGTAGGCACAATCACTCTTCTACCTACTGCTTTACAGTTTGTACCTGCATCAGCAATACCATAAACAAAAGGTGAGCCAGAATAAAACATTCTGTTAATGCCTGTATCACTAAAAATGATAATGTCAGATCTAAACTTAACAGCGTATAAAGCTCTACCACCTGTAGGGATTTGTAAATCACCTGCGGTGTTGGTTGCTTTAGATGTCCAAGTATTACGATCTTCTCTGGTTGACCATGCTACTTTTCTTGGATCACTTGCTGAACCAATTGCAACTAAATGTCTTTCATTAGTAACAATGGTTGCTTGGTTGCCTACGGGTGCGCCTGTGACTGCGGTTGCTATGGTGTCAGGTGTACCGCCTGAGTTTGGCGACCATTCATAAATCTTGCCATCGCCTGAAAAACAAAAAACTAAATCTTCACCCCAATTACTGAATGAGAAATGACCTGTTTTTAAGGGTAGTCCAGATTGACTTCTAGCATCGCCATAATCTTCTGAGCCATAAGTATATGCACCGAATCCCAAAGGATCATTACTTGCATCATTAACAAAGCCTGTGGGTGTAATATCTGTCCATGTATTGTCATATAAGACATAGACTTTTTCTCTAGTACCAACTGCTAAAACAGGATCACCAGCATTATCTGAATAGGCGTACATCCCAATGGGTGCGCCTGTAAGTGCTGTGTTTCTAAGTTTCTCCCAACCACCAATAGGTTTTAGGTAGCCATTTTCAAAGCGAACTAAATCCCCGTCAACCCAACGGCCTTTGTTGCCATAGTCAGTTCCGTTCTTGACTATGCCTGCGGGTGGTGTGACTGGAATGAGTGCCATTCACTTAGTTAGCTGCGATATATGCTTTACCAGTTGTAATCGCTGAAGTGTAAGATGATTTATCATCAGAGCTTCCTGCTACATCAGGTGTATCATCTTGATTATCTACAGGTGCATAAGCCAAAATAATTTCTAAATGGTCAACATTACGCTGAACCATTTCATTTATTTCATCTTGACTAAAATTACTAGGTATATAAGTTGAATCAGTGCCGTTTGTATTAATATCATTTATTAAGGCCACTGAATCATCTGCTGCTGATAAAACTTGTGCTACGGTTGTCATATTTATTCTCCTTTAAGAATGTTAATTTCGTTTTGCAAGCTATCACATTTAGCTGATAACTCTTGTACTGCTTTTATAAGTGGATGCACAAACATCTCTTGTGAAATACCTTGTATGCCTGAATCTTCTTCAATATTCCACCCACCAAAATCTGTAATGTTATGGTTATCCATTGCTTGTTTTACTTCTTGAGCAATAAGACCATACATTTTGTTTTCGTAAGTCCTTTCAGTTGCTTCTGCATCATAATCTGGCAACGTATTGTTAATATCTGCTTTAGCTTTCCACTTAAAGGTGACTGGTCTTAAATCATTTATAAAATCTAAACCACAATCAGTATTATCAACAATCTCTTCTTTATAGCGTTTATCTGAAACCCTAGACCAAGAAGCATTTGAGTCAAAATGATTATAAACTCTGTCTGAACCAGTGGATGAGCCAAAAGTTAATGAGTTGTAATCTCTTTGTGCTTTTACAGCAAAACCAAGAACAATATTGTAATTTGAGTTAGTTCCATAATTTTGTGTGTCCACACCAATAAAAGTGTTGCCATAACCAGTAGTCATGTTGTAACAAGCTGAACCACCTAATAATGTATTTTTAGCGCCTGTAGTTACTGCTGTACCTGCTTCTCTACCGATAATTGTATTTTTATCACCTGAGGTATTTGAGTCACCTGCACCTGCACCCATAAAAGTATTATTATTTGCAGTGTTATATCTTCCTGCATCTTGACCTATAGCAACACAATAATCCTGAGATGTACCAAATTGCATGGCGTTATCACCCATCGCAGTATTGTTAATTCCATCAGTCAATTGATTTAAAGTTGCTTGACCAAAAGCACAGTTATAATTTCCTGTAGTGCAAGAAGTTAATGATGCTTGTCCAAAAGCATTATTTTGTGTGCCTGTAGTGTTATATCTAAGAGCATATTTACCGACAGCAACATTATTACTAGCAGTAGTATTACTTGTCATTGTTCTGTAGCCTATAGCTACATTACCTGACCCTGTAGTATTGGCATCCATACATTCAGTACCCATTGCTGTATTGTCACTACCACTAGTGGTTGTATCCATGCATTTGTAGCCAACTGCTACATTATCAGATGCAGTGTTCGCTGCAAGTGAGCTAGAACCTATAGCTGTATTTCTTGTGCCAATAACGTTTAAATCTAAAGCATGATAACCAACAGCAGTATTATTTGAAGCTGTTGTGTTTGCAGATAAAGCTCCTTTTCCTATAGCTGTATTCTGTGTTCCTGTTGTGTTTAAGGTGAGAGCAACAAGACCTACTGCTGTATTGTTACTTGCTGTAGTATTAGCTTCTAATGCTTTTTGTCCTACTGCTACATTTTGTGATCCAGTCGTATTAGCTTTCATAGCATCCATACCTACAGCAACGTTATTAGATGCTGTAGTATTAGCTTTTAATGCTTCACTACCAACTGCTGTATTGTGTAGACCTGTAGTGTTTGCGTTCATAGCATTGTAACCAACTGCTGTATTGTCAGATGCAGTTGTGTTCGCTAATAAAGTTCCATAGCCTATTGCTACATTATCATCACCAGTTGTAGTTGAGAATAAAGTTCCATATCCAAGAGCAGTATTATTTGAGCCAGTAGTATTTGCATTTAAAGCAAATGTACCAAAAGCAGAATTACCATCACCTGAAGTTAAGGCTGCAAAAACATCTACTCCAACTCCAGTATTGTAATTAGCTGCATCAATTGTACCTGTAGTGGTATCGCCAATCATTATTGAGTTAGTGCCAAATGTTTTACTTGTGATTCCGTTTACAGTTGCTACTGCATTTTCGTCAATAGAAATTGCACCTGTAGTTCCAACTGTTGATCCAACACCAATAACCAAATCATCGGCACTATCGTCTAAACCAATGTAAAAGTCTTGGGCATTACCATCAAAAACTAACTTTGAATCAACTGCTGCTCCGTCACCTATGGTCACAGAATCATCTGTAATGGTAAGAATATTATTTGTCCCTACAGTAGAGCCTTCACCGATTACTAGCTTATCTGCTGAATCATCGAGACCTACATAAAAATCTTTTGCATTACCATCAAAAACAAGTTTAGTATCTTCAGCATCGCCATCGCCTATTGTTAAACTTGGGTTAGTCCCTTTAACAATAACTGCGCCACCGAAGTCAACTTGGCCCATGTCAACCGCAGTTCCAGATAAACTGAAAATGCCATCAACGGTATCTAGGTCATTATTAATCTTTGTACCCCAGGTATCGGTGGATGCACCGACCTCTGGTTTGGTTAGGTTTAAGTTAGTAGTAAATGTATCTGCCATAAATCTTTCCTTTAAGCTGCTTCTTGTTTATCTTTCTCTGTCCATGATGTTGACGGATTCGATACATCCGTCCAAGTTGTTGTGACTGTTTGATCTGTCCATGTATCAGAGGGAACAACAATATCAGTCCATTTTAAACTACCAATCGCAGAAAAACTACTTGTTTGTGCTAGTGTTGCTGTACCTCTGTCGATTTGTCTGCCGATTGCAGTAAATCCTGAAGTTTCAGCACAAGTCGCATTGCCTGTAACTGTAAATCTGCCTGTGGCAGTCATGTTTGATATTACAGGGCCAATGGATGCACCTTTATCAATCTGAGTTCCTGTAGCGGTCATGCTAGAAACACCAGCGATGGTTGCAGAACCTAGGTCAATTTGCACCCCTGTAGCAGTCATACTGCTTGTTGCTGCAATCGTAGATGCGCCTCTATCTATTTGTGTACCAACCGCAGACATACTGCTGACACCTGCGATTGTGGCTGTACCACGATCAATCTGTCTGCCTGTTGCAGTTGCGCTAGATGTTTGAGCTATAGTCGCTGATCCACGATCTATTTGTCGTCCTATAGCTGAAGCACTAGAAACTGCTGATATGGTTGATGCACCTAATTTTATGGTAATACCAACCGAGGTAAATCCTGAAGTTTGAGCAGATGTTCCTGCTCCAAGTTTGATAACTACTCCAGCAGAAGTAAATCCTGAAGTAGAAGCTATGGTGGCGCTACCTTTTACAAACTGAAGTTTGCCTGTAGCTGTACCACCAGAAGTTTGCGATGCGGTAGCCGCACCAAAATGATAAACGGGAGATCCATAATGGGACTTCCCGTAGGTATATTCACCGTAGCCTACTGAGGCCATTGTCTTATGCTAATGTGATATCTAAATCGCCAGCATCAAATCTGAATACATCTCCACTAGATACAGTTTTAGAGGCAGTCAAACTTGCATAAGCAAGTAAGTTACCAGAACTTGAGGCATCTAAAATACCTACAGCTACAACTGTTCCATAGTCTGCGGTTGCAGTTGGATATTCAATCGCAGCAGCATTGGTTGCTTCTGTTGGGTTTGTACCTGATACGTTAAATGTAGCAGTTTGTCTTGCATAAGCTCCACCTGAAACTTCAGTACCACCACCTGTATCGGTTGGTGCTACAGTATATAAAGCCACATAAAGTGTAGATGGTGCTGTGTAAGCAGTTCCGCCAAAAACGTGATCTAATACTTTGTCTTCTAAATAATCGCTAAATCCAGCCATTTTTACTCCTAGTTATTATTCCAATAATGTATGTTTTTACGAGATTTACCATAAGTTCTTCTTCTTTGAACCAATGATCCTTTGCCAAACTCAGCCTTTTCTTGTTGTAATCTCATTTCTTCAAGAGATTTTTCAAACTGAGCATTGAATAAAGGTATTCTCTCATCTTCCATCAAAAAAACTGATGCGTGTTTTAGTGATCCATGCAAGTAAACATCTGGATGTGTATTAGACACAAAGTTAGATGTATTAGAATCAGAAAGTGCATCTATCTTTCCGAAGTATGTTAATTGTAATGTATAACTGCTGTCAGGGGTAGGTGCAAGTTCGATTGTATCGTCAACTAATGCGTAATAGATTGGTTGACCAGTTTTGTTATTAATTGATTTTCTATACACATCAAGTGATTCAATAGACATTTGCATCAATGGTCTAAAGTCATTGGATGTAATTTCAATGTTGATGGCTTCTAGCCAATCAGAAGGTACTGATAAATATTGTCCGTCTGCTGTAGCGGTTGCTCGCTTAATCATTTCTTTAACTCTAAGTTTACGATTAAGTTCAGCTTCAGTATTATCAATAAATATATCTATTTCAGAAGTTAAATCTGATCTGTTTAGATAATTAGCTATGTTAGTTTTAAGCTCTGCGTATGTCATAGTTTACCTTGCCATGTTCTAAAGACTTTATTATCAGAATGATTTAACCACTTTCTCCATTGTTTCATGTCGTTAGCCCAGCCTTCTCTACAGGCTTTTTGGTAAATTACCAATGGTACTTCCGCAACATGACGTAAATCTTTGCCTGGCTTGTTCTCTGCTAATGCTTTGCAATGCTCTATAACAGGCGCAACATCTTGGGTGGTATGATAAATCAGCTTATCATCTTCCGTAGCAAATTCATTGGTAAAACCAGTCTTGTGATCGATAATTGTTCGTCTTGCCATATTGTTAATAATTTTATCATTGACTAAGGCTTTTAGGGAAATAACTTTATAGATAAATAAAATGACATGGTGTCATTTATATAGGTTAGATAAAAAAATGGGAGTCAATGCAAATGCACTAACTCCCATCCGTCCCAGATAATTAGGATGTGCTTAAGTCTGCAACAACACCATGAGCAGCTTCGTTGGACACTTCTAGTCCATACTCAACTACGATCATTTTTGTTTCTGCATCACCAATAGTAGCTATATCTACTGTTTGGAAATTTCTTAAGTAAGCAACTTTAGCAAATTCTGGATCTACTAAAAGAAGCGATCTTTCTCTTGATCTGTTTGATGGAACGATTTTGAGTTCACCAAAGTCAGATGAATAGATAGATACTGAAGCCTCTACAGTATTTTGATCCACAAATTGTCTAGCTTGTGATCTACCTGTGAAACCACTAATAACTTGTTTGTTATGTGGGCCACAAATAGCCAATGATGGTTCACCACCATTTGTGAAAGCTAACTCAAGTGTATCTTTGAGTAGAGTTTCAGTTAAAGCTCTTTGAGTTCCGTCAGTTGGAGCAGCACCGCTTCCTGTTGAAGCACCACCAGTTCCTCTTGAATCGTTTGAAGTGATCCAAGATTCAAAACCACCAGTTACACGAGCAGTTGTCGCATTACCAGTTGTTTTAGCTCCTTTTTGACATAGAGCCTCTTCCATATCTCTTTTAAGAGCTTTAGACATAATAGCAAGTTGATGAGCCATTTCTGACCTTTTACCTGCTGGATCTGAACTCTCTTGAGATCCTGTTACAGTTGCATCTCTTTTTGAGATCATACATACGTTGCTTGCTCTTACAGTAGCAGTTGAAGCTGCTCTTGAAAGTTCAAAGCCTTCTAATTCTCCACTTGCACTTGGTGTAGGTAGAGATTCTGTTTGCCAATCAAACACCACATTGCTCACATTTCGTGTACCGATTGAGGACATGAACGGAGTTTGCATAGGAGAGATGTTGTAAATGATATTACTTAAATCTTCTCTATCAGCAGTTGCGGTGTAAGTATCAAAAGCGTTAGTTACTTTTGCCATGATTTTTTACTCCTTGTAAATTACTTTAATAATTGTTCAAAAACTTTAGCTGCATCTGAGGGTTTCCCAGTTTTAGCTAACCTTTGTTTTGCTTTCTTCACAGGAGCTACTGATTTTGGTCGGTTCGTAGTACCAGGTCTTGCAACCCTAGCCTTTGCTTTTTCAGTTGGTTTTTTCTTGACTGCTTTAACAGTTTTGCTTTGCAACCAAGCATTTCTTAAACCAAGTAAGGCTCGGTAGTCATACACAGCATCCATCTCTTGAGGTGTGTAACCTAAGACGTTGATTCCATATTCTCGAATCGCTAGCTTATCCTTTGTTGCAACTTCAGGATCTTGCCATTCTGGTATAAGTT